GTCTCTTAGTGATTCTGAGTATGCTTCTACCACTAGAGCCAAACGAAAAGGCACTGCTTCGGGTAAGCAGTTTGTGGCTCAACCGAAAAAAGTTGCAGCTAAAGTAAAACCTTATAGGAAGAAAACATGAGAAAATATTTAAATCGTCTTTTATGTGCAATATTGAATCGTGAATGTCCTTGCCAGAAATGTGAGTGTGAATGAGAAATCTTACAGAAAAACAACAAATATTTCTTAACGTATTGTTTGAGGAGGCACAAGGCAATCCTGTACAAGCTAAGAAGCTAGCTGGGTATGCTGATAATGTTTCTTCTACCAGTATTACAAGCGTATTGCAGGATGAGATTTACGAAGCAACAAAGAAGTACATTGCATCTTCTGGAACACGTCTTGCTTATGGCATGATGGAAGTTTTTAATGACCCAACACAACTAGGCAACAAGGAAAAGATTTCAGTGGCTAAGGACTTTCTTGACCGTGCAGGTTTTGTAAAGACTGACAAGGTTGAGATTAAAACTGAAAGCCCTTTGTTTATTTTACCGGCTAAAAATGAAAACTAATAAAACTTGGAAATTACCTCTGCCTGAAAAAATGAGCAGTGGCCTAACTTGGTTTCCTGTTGTTAGGGTAGGACGAGTAGTTCCTTTTGGCTACGAACAAGATCCTTCCGATCAAGATATACTTTTGCCAGTAACTGAAGAGTTAGAAGCATTAGAAATAGCAAAGAATCACTTAAGACAATACAGCTATCGTGATGTTGCTATTTGGTTAAGTGAACAAACTGGCAGATCAATCTCTCATGTCGGACTAATGAAAAGAGTAAAGCTTGAAAGAAAACGTAAGACAGACGCTGAAAATGCACTCTACTACGCCCAGCGATACAAAGAAGCGGAAGCAAAAGCGAAACGTCTCCAAGAAAAAAGAATCTTTGCCGTTGAAGCCAGTAGAACAGAGAACCGTTCCAGCGACAGTGGTTTCAGCTCCGGTTGATGTTGAAAAAGCTCAAGACATTATTTTTCAGGCAAACCCCGGCCCTCAAACAGACTTCCTGTCTGCGTCAGAGCAAGAGGTCTTGTACGGAGGAGCAGCAGGAGGTGGTAAATCTTTTGCTATGTTGGCTGATCCTGTCCGGTACTTTAACAACCCTTTGTCTAATAAGCTCTTGGTTCGTAGGAGTACGGAAGAACTAAGGGAATTAATCTCAGTATCTAAACAGCTTTATCCTAGGGCAATTCCCGGAATTAAGTTTCTTGAACGAGACAAAACTTGGATAGCTCCTTCAGGTGCATCTCTTTGGTTAAGCTACCTAGACAGAGATGATGATGTTTCTAGGTATCAGGGACAGGCTTTTAACTGGATTGGCTTTGACGAACTTACTCAGTGGCCCAGTCCTTTTGCTTGGAACTACATGAGGTCACGACTACGTACTACTAGGAACAGTGGGCTTAACCTTTATCAAAGGGCTACAACAAACCCCGGAGGGGCAGGACACTCATGGGTTAAAAAGACTTTTGTTGATCCTGCAGTTAATAATACAGCCTTTAATGCTACTGACCCTGAAACAGGTGAAGACATTGTTTGGCCCAAGGGTCACACTAAGCAAGGACAACCTCTTTTTAAACGTAGGTTTATACCTGCTACTTTGTTTGACAACCCTTATTTGGCGGAAGATGGGCTTTATGAAGCTAACCTTTTATCCCTACCCGAACATCAACGTAAACAATTACTAGAAGGAAACTGGGATGTCAATGAAGGAGCGGCTTTTACTGAGTGGAACAGGAACTTACATGTCATTGAGCCTTTTGAAATACCAAATAGTTGGGCTAGATTCAGAGCTTGCGATTATGGGTACGGTTCTTATACAGGTGTTGTATGGATAGCAGTATCTCCTGACGAACAACTTATTGTTTATAGAGAATTGTACTGCTCTAAAGTAATTGCTACTGACTTAGCAGACATGATCTTAGAAGCAGAGCATGGAGAAAAAATTAGATACGGAGTTCTTGACTCTTCCTTGTGGCACAATCGTGGAGACACTGGCCCCTCACTAGCAGAACAGATGGTTCAAAAGGGTTGTAGGTGGAGACCTTCAGATAGAAGCAAGGGATCACGTATAGCAGGTAAGAACGAACTGCACAGAAGACTTCAAGTAGATGACTTTACAGAAGAACCTAGATTAGTTTTTTTTAACACTTGTACCAATATAATAAGCCAAATACCTGCAATACCTTTAGATAAAAATAACTCAGAAGATGTTGACACAAACTCAGAAGACCACTTGTACGATGCTTTAAGGTATGGTATTATGACAAGACCCAGAAGCAGTTTGTTTGATTTTGACCCTGCAGCACAGAATAGCGGCTTTCAAGTTGCTGATCGAACCTTTGGATATTAATGGATAATAAAATGGATGAAGACTACATGGAAAACGCAATGGATTCAGAAGAGTCTGCTGCTATTAAAGATACTAAAGAAGGTGAATATAGTGATCCTATTTCTGGTGACATCTTTAACTTTGTTCAGGGTAAGTATTCTAAGGCTTCAACAGCTAGAGAAAGTGAAGAGTCTCGTTGGATACAGTCTTACCGAAACTATAGGGGTATATACAACCCAGACGTACAGTTTACTTCCACAGAAAAATCTCAAATTTTTGTAAAGGTAACTAAGACTAAAGTTCTTGCTGCATACGGCCAAATTATTGAAGTTCTGTTTGGCAACAATAAATTTCCAATTACTGTTGATCCTACTACTTTACCAGAAGGCGTAGAAGAGTCTGTACACTTTGAGTCTAACCCAGAGATGGTTAAGGCTAAGGGCCTATCTGAAGAAGACAGTAAGCTACTTCCCGGCGAAACAATGCCTCAACTTCAAGAACGTTTAGCAGGTCTAACAGAAAAATTATCTCCTGTGGCTGATAAACTAAAGTCAGGTGTTGGCCGTACTGCTACTGAGATTACCTTTCATCCTGCAATGATTGCAGCTAAGAAGATGGAAAAGAAAATCCACGATCAGTTAGAAGAATCTAATGCTAATAAACAACTACGTGTAGCTGCTTTTGAGGCTGCACTTTTTGGTACAGGCATTATGAAAGGCCCCTTTGCTGTTGATAAGGAATATCCTAAGTGGTCTGAAGATGGAGAATACACCCCTACAATAAAAACTATTCCACATACTGACAGTGTTTCTATCTGGAATTTTTATCCTGACCCAGATGCTGCAAACATGGATGAGGCAGAGTACGTAATTGAGCGTCATAAAATGTCTCGTAGTAAACTTCGTGCCCTCAAGCGGCGACCTTTTTTCCGTGCAAACTCTATTGATAAAGCTATTGAGTATGGAGAAAACTACGTTAAAGAGTGGTGGGAACAGGCAATGGAAGATGATGCCTATGATTCTAAAGCAGAACGTTTTCAAGTTTTAGAGTTTTGGGGTGCAGTAGATACACATGTATTAAAAGAACATGACATTGATATTCCTAAAGAGTTAAAAAAGGCTGATCAGTTAAATGTAAATATTTGGACTTGTAACAATCAAGTTTTACGTTTGGTTATGAATCCTTTTACTCCTGCCATTATTCCCTACTACGCAGTACCTTATGAAGTAAACCCTTACAGTCTTTTTGGTGTAGGTATTGCTGAGAACATGGATGACACCCAAACACTAATGAACGGTTTTATGAGAATGGCAGTTGACAATGCTGCGTTATCTGGTAATATGCTGATTGAGGTTGATGAAACAAACCTAGTTCCCGGTCAAGACCTTTCTGTATATCCCGGAAAAGTCTTTCGTCGCCAAGGTGGCGCACCCGGACAAGCTATTTATGGCACTAAGTTTCCTAACGTCTCCAACGAAAATATGCAGATGTTTGATAAGGCACGTGTGTTAGCTGATGAATCTACAGGATTTCCTAGCTTTGCTCACGGTCAAACAGGAGTTCAAGGTGTTGGGCGTACAGCTTCTGGTATTTCTATGCTTATGTCTGCTGCTAATGGTAGTATCCGAAACGTAGTAAAGAACGTAGATGACTATCTTCTTGGCCCACTAGCTAAAGCCTTCTTTAGTTTTAACATGCAGTTTGACTATGATAAAGAGATCGTAGGAGACTTAGATGTTAAGGCACGTGGTACTGAAAGCCTTATGGCTAACGAGGTACGTAGTCAACGATTGATGCAGTTCCTTGGAGTTGTTCAGAACCCTGTACTAGCACCTTTTGCAAAGATGGACTATATTATTCGTGAGATTGCAAAGTCTATGGATCTTGATCCTGATAAGCTAGTAAACTCTATGAGTGATGCAACAGTACAGGCTGAAATCCTTAAGCAGTTCCAAGCGCAGAATCCTCCTCCTGCTGCACCAGAAGGTCAAGCTCCTCCACAGGGGCCACCAGCAGGGGCACAGGTACAGGACACTCAAGGTAGTGGTGGGGGCACCATAGGTACAGGTACTGCCCCTCAGCCGGGAGAACAGGGCTTCTCAGGTAACACTGGCGGAGGGCCTATGCAATGAGTTTAAAATTATTAGTAAATAACCCTGAATTATGGAAAGCTTTTGAAGAAGAGATTGAAGAACGTATTCAACTTAGCTACAAACAATTTTCTCAAGCAAACGAAAAGCATGTTATGTTTAGGGTACAGGGGCAAATCTACGCCTTACAAGCTTTAAAACAACTTAGATTAAAGGTAAACGCAAATGGATGAAGAAATGATGGCAGCTTTAGGGGCCGCAGAAACAGTAGATCCAGTATCAGGCAATGACGTACCTCCGGGATCTATGCCAGAAGAAGTTCGTGATGACATTGATGCACGATTAAGTGAAGGCGAATATGTTGTACCTGCTGATGTAGTTCGTTTCTTTGGTGTACGTGTGTTTGAAGAGATGCGAAAAGAAGCAAAGATGGGCCTTGCTCAGATGGATGCTGATGGTCGTATTGGGGGTAAACCTTCTACAGAACAGCCTATGGGCAATGACGGAATATCAGACGAAGAAGTAGCACAACTTGAACAAATGCTTTCAGCACAAGGAATGGCTGATGGTGGACTTGCGCAAGGTGGAATGCTAGAAAAACTTGTCAATGCTGCTACAACAGATCCTATGGTTAATGAACGTATGCAAGCTGCAGGTATGCCTGTTAAGATGGCTGTTGGTGGTGTTGTAGGACAGCAGATGCCCAGTCAAAGTTTGTACAGTGATCCTACAAAGGTAGACAACGTTATTGCTCAAGTTGCTAATGCAGCACAACAGAACCCAGATCTTATGCGTATTCTTGGTGAGCGTGGTATTACTGTTCCAACTGTTACTGCTACACAGACTCCTGATCAAATGGCTTTAGCAAATAGCCCTAAAGAAACAACTAATCCTGTTATGAAGGATGCAAAGTCTTCTACAGTTTCTGCAGCAAACGGGACTCTAGCTTATCCTAACATGCCTGATACCAGTGGTTTTGTTCCTAGTGCTAGTGTTCCAATGGCTGCTCTTGCTCCTTACGCAATGGGGCCGGGAGTTTCAACAGTACTGGGTGCTGCTGGTGCAACGGCTCCTATCTCTGCCCCTACCCCTGTCCCTGCTCCTGCCGTAGCTGCTCCAACAGAACCTGCAGGTGGTTGTGGGACAGGTAAGATGTGGAATGGTATGATGTGTGTAGTTGATCCAAATTTTCAAACAGGCAAAACTAACGAGGATGGGCCTGAACCAGAGCCTATTACTAATTGGTATGATGATGTAGATTTTACTGATCCCGTTGGTTATATTGACTCTACTATAGCAGAAGGGTCAAAACCTAAAGGTGGCCTTGAAAGTATTATAGGCATGACAGGTCTTGGAAAAATGGTGCAAAACGTAGATGCCCTTACAGATGTTGCCAGAATGAACGCTAGTGTTCAACTCAGCGTAGCTTCCGGTCAAATGACTCAAAAAGAAGCAGATGCACAAATAGAAAAAATAAGTGGCTATGCTGAATCTCAGGGACTTAAACAAGGTGTAGTTGATACATTTGCTTCTGGCACAAAATTTGCTAATAAAAATAAAAGAGATGCTGATAAAGCTGGAGATGGAGATGGTGAAGCAACACCAGAAGAAATTGCAGATTGGATGGATAATAACGGTGCGGGAGCAGGTAAAAGAAAACCTAAAGTCGCAACATCTACTGTAACACCTGTTTCTGTTCAACCTAAAGATAATAAAAGTAGTAGTGATGACCCACCTCCAACATTTAGTCAGGCCCAAGATATTTCTTCAGGCAGAGGCAGAGGGTCTCGCACAACAAAACAAAAAGCTGCAACAAATAAACAGATTGCCGGTATGACAAATGCAAGTGGTAAAAAAACAAGAATAGCTGCTGGAACAACTACTGGGGGTAAGAGTAGACTAAGGCAAAGAAAAGAAAAAGAACAAAAAGATAGGCGTGGAGGGGGCGGTGGTAAGGCAGAAGGCGGATTGATGAAACGTAAGTAAAACTAACTACAACGATAAGGCTACTCAGCTACGGCTGACCCCAACACAAAAGGAAAAAATATGCCTGAACTACAAACTGTGGAATCCCCTACGGTAGCTGGATTTGTAAATCCTAAACATAATAACCGTAATCGTAAACGTATTGAAGAAGAAGAAAAAGAACTAGAAGAACTAATGGGAACAGAAAAGGATGCAGAGAAAGAAACTGTTGACGCATCTGCAGAGGTCAAAGAAGAAGAACCCGAAGAGAACCTTAGTCGAGAAGAGAAGTCATTTAAAAAACGATATGGTGATCTACGACGACATGCTTCGGAAAAAGAAAAAGAATTTAAAGATAAACTAGAAGCTCTTGAAAACCGAATGTCTAACGAAAGGATTCTTCCTCCTACTTCTGATGAAGACATCCAACAGTGGTCAGAAAAATATCCTGATGTAGCTGGCATTGTAGAAACTATTGCAGCTAAAAAAGCTCAAGAGATGTTTGAAAAAGCTGACTCTCGTTTAAAAGAACTAGATGCTATTAATAGTCAAGCTGAACGTGGTAAGTCTGAGAATGAAATACGAAACTCTCACTCAGATTTTGATGAACTACGAGAGTCTGATTCTTTCCATGACTGGGTTGAAGAGCAACCTAAGTGGGTTCAAGATGCACTATATGAAAACTCTGATGATGCTCGATCCGTAGTCCGTGTCATTGATCTTTACAAGTCTGATAAAGGTTTGACTAAAGAGGCCCGTAAAGGAAAGACTAAAGCTGCTGCTTCTGCGATAGTTAAGAACTCTAAAGCTGATATTGACGGTGACGATATGGCAGGGAGCATTTCAGAGTCTGAAGTTAAAAAGATGTCAACTCAAGAATTTGAAAAAAGAGAAGTTGAAATCACTAAAGCAATACAAACAGGTAAGTTTATTTACGATTTATCTGGCTCTGCACGTTAATACCTATTGACAAATACCTTTTTGTCAGTATAACTAGGGGGATAGTAAACAGAAGCCACCGTTTAGGTCTACCTTCCTTACTAACCCCCCAATACAGTCTAAACAAAATCTTTATAAGACCTACCTGTTTAAGTATAGGCCCAGAATTTATCTGCACCCTATTACAACAGCCTCTTAAAAATACTGTTTAGCTTTCAAAGCCTAAACTTAATAGGAGGAACTATCATGGCTTTTACAACCGCAACGGGTTATGGGAATTTACCAAACGGTAACTTTAGTCCTGTAATTTATTCAAAAAAAGTACAACTTGCTTTTCGCAAAAGTACTGTATGTGGCGATATCACAAACTCTGATTATATGGGAGAAATTTCATCTCAGGGAGATACCGTCAAAATTATCAAGGAACCTGAGATTTCTGTATCGCAGTATGCACGTGGTACAAATGTCACAGCACAAGACCTTGAAGACGAAGATTTCAACCTTGTGATTGACAAAGCTAATTACTTTGCTTTCAAAATGGATGACATCGAGGAGGCTCATAGCCACGTCAATTTCATGGATCTTGCAACCAATCGTGCTGCATATCGTCTTGCTGACAATCATGACCAAGAAGTTCTTGGCTACATGGCTGGTTATGCACAGGCAAGTCAGCACACACAAGCTAGTGCCCTTAACACGACTGTTAATGGTAGTAAAGCTGTATCTACTGCAGGTGCTAACGAATTGTTGTCTTCTATGCAGTTGCATAAAGGTGACTTCGGAAACATCTCAACCACTTCTGCTGGTACGCACTCCATTCCGTTGACTGCACGTATGCCGGGAGCCACTTCGCTTCCGACTGCTACTGCTTCCCCAGCGATGGTTATTGCTCGTATGAAGCGTTTGCTTGATCAGCAGCAGGTTGACTCACAAGGTCGCTGGCTGGTTGTAGATCCTGTCTTTATGGAACTACTTGCAGACGAAGATTCTCGCTTTATGAATGCAGACTTCGGTGATTCGGGTGGACTACGTAATGGTCTGACCGTAAGCAACTTCCACGGTTTCCGTGTATACTCCTCGTCTAACCTGCCAGCGGTAGGTACTGGGCCGGGAACTGCGGGTACAGCAAACCAGTTGACTAACTTTGGTGTTATTGTTGCAGGACACGATTCTTCTGTAGCAACTGCAGAGCAAATCAACAAAACAGAAACATATCGTGACCCTGACAGCTTTGCTGACATTGTTCGTGGTATGCATCTATACGGTCGTAAGATTCTTCGTCCAGAAGCAATCGTTACTGCCCGTTACA